ACAAACGGTTATTTGGATCAAGCTGGAGACATCAGACAAGATTCTACTAGCACATTCAATCTAGATGAGTTCTTACCAAAAGAAACCACAACAATTGGATTTACTGGCGGTACAGGAGCAGCATCAACCTCAGGTGTAGAGCTATTCAACGAGATCGGTTCTGATGTAAACACAACAGACTGTCAAGGTGTACCAGTAGCTAACTACTCAGATGCATTTACAATCTTAAGCAATAAAGACGCTTACAACTTCGACGTTATTGCAGCACCAGGTCTTATCTACAACGTTTCTGCTCACGCAGTACTTGTTAACGAAATGATCACTCTAGCAGAAGAAAGAGGAGATTGTATCGCAGTAGTAGATTTAGGTTCAATTAACCAAACACCAACTCAAGTAGCTAGTTTAGCAAACGCTATCAACAGCTCATTTGCAGCAACTTACTTCCCATGGATGCAGGTTAGATCAGAATACGGTCAGAAAGTATGGGTTCCAGCTTCAACATTGATTCCAGGTGTATATGCATTCACCGATTCAGTTGCAGCACCATGGTTTGCACCTGCAGGTTTAGTAAGAGGTGGAATTCCTGGAGTACTAGCAACTAGCGACAGACTTTCAAGAGCTGATAGAGATACTTTATACTCTAAGAAAGTTAACCCAATTGCTACCTTCCCAGGTCAAGGCATTGCAGTATTTGGTCAGAAAACATTACAAACTAAAGCTTCTGCTTTAGATAGAGTTAACGTAAGAAGATTGTTAATCGAATTGAAAGCCTTCTTAGGTAATCAAGGAAGAAACTTGATCTTCGAACAAAACACTATTGCTACAAGAAATAGATTCTTAGCAGCTGTTAATCCTTACTTAGAGTCTGTAGTACAGAGACAAGGTCTTTACGCTTACAGAGTGGTAATGGATGATACAAACAACACTGCCGACGTAATCGATAGAAATCAGTTAGTAGGTCAGATCTACATCCAGCCTGCTAAAACTGCTGAATTCATCGTATTAGACTTTGTTGTTGAGCCAACAGGAGCATCTTTTGGAGCGTAATATTTATAATAAAGTAAAACAAACATACACATGTCAGTATTAGATCCAAACGAAATCATGTCCACCGCCTTTGAACCAAAGGTACAGAACAGATTTATCATGTACATCGACGGTATTCCATCGTACATGGTAAAAAGCGTATCAGCTCCTTCTTTCACAGATAACGTAATCAAGTTAGACCATATTAACTCTTACAGAAAGATTCGTGGTAAGAGAGAGTGGGACAACATGTCGTTATCTTTATACGATCCAATCACACCTTCTGGTGCTCAAGCAGTAATGGAGTGGGCTAGATTGGGTTACGAATCGGTAACTGGTCGTGCTGGATATTCAGACTTCTACAAAAAAGACGTAACTTTAAATATCTTAGGTCCTGTAGGGGACATCGTTGGTGAGTGGATCATCAAAGGTGCATTCGTAGAGTCATCTAACTTCGGTGATTACGATTGGTCTTCTGATGAAGCAATCAACGTTGAGTTAAACATTGCAATGGATTATTGCATCTTGAACTACTAAGAAATATAAGTTATGGACACATTTGATTTAAGAAAATTTTTAGCCGAGCAAAAGCAAATCGTAAATATGGAGGAAACCTTAGAAGAGGTAGACTCTGTAGAAGAGGTAGCTGAAGAAGCAGTTGAAGAAACTGTAACAGAAGGTACTGGTATGAAAGAAACTATGTACGAGTTTTTAAAACAAGTAAATAATATTCCTTCAGACCACGATGATGCTCACGCTGAACTAATGAACGCTTTAGGTGATTTCTACGAAAAACTAAAAGCACACTTCGAAGCTGATCAAGCAGAAATGGATCAAGAAGCTGACGATATCCATCCAGGACATCAGAACGATACAGTTTACGAAGGTGAAGAAGTAGAAGAAGAGATGATTCCTGAAGTAGAGGTATCTGAAGAAGCTTCTGAAGAAGTTAAGGAATACGTTCAAGCAGCATTAGCTGGTAAAGACGCTAACGAAGTAGCTAAGATCATCGAAAGACATTGTAGCAAAGGTGCAATGGAAATGCAGATCGAAGTCTTAGGCGAG